CAAACCCGTCCTATGACCGGGTGGAGCAGACCAGGCAGAGCGACATTGAATTTTTACGGAAGCTGTGCCAGGACGCCGGAATCTCCATCAAGGTCACGGACGGGAAACTTGTGCTGTATGACCAGGCGGAGTATGAAGCGAAAGCGCCGGTCCTCACCATTGAAGAAGGAGCGAAGGGCGGGTACATCAAGTACAAACTGCACTCCGGTTCGGCGGACACCAAGTATTCCAAGTGCCGCGTCCGATACATGGACCCGAACACGGGGAAGTGCATCGAAGGGACGGCGGAGGACAGCAGCGTTTCCGGGGACCAATGCCTGGAAATCAAGGCCAAGGTCGGGAGCGTGGGCGAGGCGCAAGCGCTGGCAAAGAAGCATCTGCGCCTGCACAACAAGCTGGCGAAAACCGCCACCTTCACCCTGCCGGGAGACGTGGGGCTTGTGGCCGGGGTCACGGTCCAGATCAAAGGCTTTGGCGGCTGGGACGGGAAATACATCGTCACCAGAGCGGTCCATACGGTGGGCGGCGGCGGATATACCACGCAAATCACGATACGGAAGGTGCTGGACTACTGATGAACATTGAGGACATCGTGCGGGAGGGGAAAGTAACCGCCGTGGACAACGGAAAGCGCATTGCAAAGGTGTGGTTTGATAGCATGGGGATTGAATCGGACTGGCTTCCAGTGCTGATAACCCGTGATTTTATACCAGACTACGATGTGCCGCAGCGGACGGAGTTTGAGGCGGGCGGTTCCGGGGACCCGGCGTTTGCGAGCCACAAGCACGATTTGATTATCAAGCCCTATATGCCAAAGGTCAACGACCTGGTGCTGGTGCTGTACTTCCCTGTGTTCAACGGGGACGGGGTGATTTTGGGAGGTGTGAAGCCGTGGCGCTGATTGGCTACCTGGGGAAAAGCCCGGACGATGGGATTTCGTTCATCGTATCCCGCGAAGTATTCCGCACGCCTAAAAATCTGAAATGGAGCGGGTCGGTCCGGTATGCCACCCACGAGCGGCACAACACACACGCGCTGACAGAGTTTACCGGGATAGACCCGGACCGCTTTTCGTTCGACATCCTTCTGACGGCGGAAATGGGCGTGGACCCGCTGAAAGAGGTCGTCAAGATTTGGAACTACGAGCGGGACGCGGAGGCGCTGGGGCTGGTCATAGGCGGGAAAGCCTACGGGAAATACCGTTGGAACATCGTGAATCACGAAACCAAGATAGAGTACACCGATGGAAACGGGGATATGTACGCCGTGGAAGTGTCGGTGGAGCTTCTGGAATATCTGAAAGGAGAGGACCAGAATACCAGCAGCGCGGCCCCGGCTCCAGCACCAGCACCGGAGGCGGCGGCAGATACCGGCGGCGGTGCATCCGACGGCGGGTCCGGCGGAACGACCTACACCGTCAAGAAGGGGGACAACCTCTGGACGCTTGCCAAAAAGTTCTACGGGAGCGGCGCGGACTACACCAAAATCTACGAGGCAAACCGGGACACGATAGGGAAAAATCCGAACCTTATCTATCCGGGGCAGACGTTCACGATTCCGGGATAAGGGGGCGAGAGGATGGAGTACACTGTTTCCGCGACGGACCTTGCGAACATCCAACTGAACGAAGAGGACCGGGTGAAGGAAATCCTGCGCAACGTGGCCGTTATCCTGGCGACGCCGAAGGGCAGCGTACCTATGTACCGGAGTTTTGGGCTGGACATGAGCTTTTTAGACAAGCCTATGAATCTGGCAAAAAACATGGCCGTTATCCCGGTGCGGGAGGCAATCGAGGAATGGGAGCCGCGCGCGGAATACAAGGATATAAACCTGTTCTTTGACCCGTCCAATCCGGGGAAGCTGGCCTTTACTGTGCAAATCGAAATCAAGGCAGGTGATTCAGCATGAGCAGACCGGCGGAATACAAATTTATCCCCACGGACCCGGAGGACATTGTGATATGGCTGACGGCCATTTACGAAGAAATCATGGGCGTCACCGTGCAACCCGCCAGCCCGGAGCGGCATTTTATCCAGTGGATGGCGGAAGCAATCGTGCTGGAGCGGGTGCTGACCAACTACACGGCCAACCAGAACATCCCAAGCCGGGCGGTGGGGGAAAACCTGGACGCGCTGGCGGAACTGTTCTACACCCAGGAGCGACCGCAGGCCAAGGCCGCGACCTGCACCATGCGCTTTACCATTTCCGAGCCGCAGGCGTTCGCCGTGCTGATACCGAAGGGGACCCGCGTAACGGACGCAAGGCAGACCCTTGTATGGGAAACGCTGGAGGACGTGTATGTGAACATCGGGGAGGAATACGAGGATACAAAGGTCCAGTGCCAGACAAAGGGAAAGCGGGGAAACGGATATGTGGAAGGGCAGATAGATTCCATCATTGACCCGTTCGCCTACTCCCTGTCATGCGAAAACTTGACCGAATCGGACGGGGGCGCGGACGCCGCCACGGACGAGGAATTTTACGAGCTGCTGCGCCTTAGTATGGACGGCTATAGCTGCGCCGGAGCGCGGGGCGGATACATCTACTTTGCCAAGCAGGTCAGCACCGAGATTGCCGACGTGATAGCGGCCTCTCCTACGCCGGGGGTGGTGAAGCTGTACGTCCTGATGGACGACGGAACACCGGCCACAGAGGAAATGAAGGAGCGGGTATTGGCGGCGTGCAGCGCCGACGACGTGCGCCCGCTGACGGACTTTGTTTCCGTGGAGGACCCGGAGGACGTGGAGTACAATGTGCGCCTCACCTTCTACACGCAGGAGGGCGCAGCAATCAGCGGCGAGGCGCTGGAGACGGCGGTGCGCGAGAAGGTGGAGCAGTACACGGCCTGGCAATGCGCGAAGCTGGGCAGGGACATCAACCCGTCCCGGCTTATCTCTATGCTGATGGAAACGGGCATCAAGCGGGTGGAGCTGGAGGAACCGGCCTTTACCTCTCTGAAAGACGGGAGCGGGACGGACGCGCCGCAGCTTGCCCGGCTGGCAGGTCCTCCGGTCATCATCAACGGAGGGTACGAGGATGAATGACTCCAAGCTGGGCATCACGCGCGAAAACCTTCTGCTTATCGTGCCGCCTGCGCTGACCCACGACCCGGCCATGATGGCGCGGGCGGCGGCGGACGCCGAGGCACTGGCGGCGCGGCTGGCGGAAATCGACCGGGTGCGCATTATCTCCAACATCGACGCTCTGGATGAAACCGTGCTGGACATTCTGGCGCGGGATTTCAAGGTGGACTGGTACGACCCGGGCTACAGCCTGGAGGAAAAGCGCCGGACCGTCAAGAGCAGTTGGCGGGTGCATAAGACCCTGGGGACCAAGGCGGCGGTGGAGACGGCTATCCGAGCCATTTACCCGCTGACCACCGTGGAAGAGTGGTTCGAGTACGGCGGGGAGCCGTATCACTTCCGGCTGAACATCGACATCACCAGCGATTCCGGGGACAGGGCGCGGCAGAAGCGGGTGCTGGAGCGGCTGAATTTCTACAAATCCCTGCGGTCCCACAACGACGGCGTGCGCTATTTCCTGGTGCCGGAAAAGTCCTGGGCGGTGGCCGGTGGCCTGTTCGCGGGAAGCCGGGAAATCGACCGGGCGACCATCCAAGTACCGGAGCTGGCGAAGCCGGGCGGGAAAACCGTTGTCCTTGCGGGCGGCGGGCTGACCGGGACCCGGAGCGTGGGCCGGGCGGAGGTCAAGGTCCCGGCGCTTATCAGGCCGGGCGGGAGGACCGCCGTTGTTGCCGGTGGCGCGTTCGCTGGGAGCAGGAGCGCAGACCGGGCGACTGTCCGGGTGCCGCCGCTGAAAAGGCCGGGGGCCGTCGCCGGACTGACCGCCGGGGGCGCGTTCGCCGGATACCGGCAGCGGGTCGATGGGGCGGTGGACGTGCCGCCCCTCACCAGGCCGCAGGGCGCGGCGGACCGGGCGGTGTCCACCGGCTGCATCGGGAGCATCGAGCGGGCGACGGTGAAGCTGGACACAAGGCGGGTAAAGGTCCCAACCGGCAGGGCCGCGACGGCTGGAGCGGCTGGGGTTTTCCACAGTTATCAACGTATGACTGTCTATATTCCAACAACAATTTCAGGGAGGTAAAAATCTATGGCACACTGGAAAGACGCTGCCGTTACAAACGAGGGCGTGGAAATGCTCAACGAGTGGATGGCGGGCAGGAAAATCTGCATCGTGGCCGCGTTCGGC